TAAATTGCTTCAGCTTGTGCTTGCTCATCTGCCAATGTAAATTCACCTTTTTTTAACATTACTTTACTCCTAGATAAGTTTAGAGAGGGCGGCGGTCAACTGCTGCCCGATTTGCAAAACCGCTGGCCTCGGGTCTGACTCCGGTGCCAACGTATCGCCCGACGATACTGAGACAGCCAGTCCATCGGGCAGATTCGTACCCATTTGCGTCCTGAGTAATTTTTCCGCTTGCGCGGGGGACACTACGGCCCGGTGGATAGGATTTATACCCAAGCCATTTAAGGCATTTGCCGCCTTATCTTCATCCACCCACTGGCGACGGCCTTTCTTTGCGACCATCTTCCAGCCCGGCACCTTCGCGCCTGACTTGATCTTCGTCTCGACCAGCTTGTTCAAGTCGTCGATCCAGCCCTGCAACAACACCGCGTTGGTCGCGTAAGCGCCCAACGTGTCGTTGTCGATGGCGTCCAACTTGACCTGCAACGCACGCTCGACCGCCCCAGTCATTTGCGGGCATGTCGGGCGGGCTGGGCAGAAGCGGCAATGCGCTCCAGCCACCAGCTTGGCGTCGGGCAGACGGGCAACCGCGACGGCCTTCTTGAGGTCACGCTCAAAACGCTTGATGCGCTCCGGCGTGGTGTTCCACCGTTTGATCGACGGGGGCTGGATGATAACGCACTCGATGGAGGTAGCGCCAGCGAACACCCACTCGACCTCGGGCGTGCGCATGGCAGCAGCCGCGTAGTACATCAGTTGCTCGTTCTCCTCCGCCTCCACGATCACGCCGTTGCCAAACTTCCAGTCGATGACGTAGGCCGTGTCACCGATGCGGCCCAAGAGATCAGCCGAGCCAAACGCACCCGGCAAGAACTTGCCGAACCCGACGCGCGTCTCGACGGCAAACTCCATGCGCTTGTCAGGGTCCAATGCGTCCAGCAGGTCAAGCGCCGGGCGCAGCTTATTGTCCAACATGTCGCTGTCGAAAACTTGCGCCTCGTACTGGGTGCCAATTAACAGCACCGGGTCGGTGTTGAGGTCTAGCACCTCAGCAATCAGGTTGTGCAACAGCGTGCCCTTGTCGGCATACGTGCTGCTCGGCGAGCGCGGGGCCAGTTGCACCAGCGCCACGCTGCCGGGGCAGTTCATCACGCGCTTGGCGGTCGAGCCGCCGACGACTGTGGAGTGTTTCATTCTGCCACACCGCGCAGCGAGGCAGCGCCGCCGCCCCACAAGAACTCACGAACTGCAACTGCGCCGGCGTCCAGTAATTCTTGCTCCGTGTACACGCGGCTCTGCTTCTCTACGTGACCGGGGGCGACGTAGACCGGGCGCTGGTAGTGCGGGAGGTACGGGATGCCGTTGAGACGGTAAACGGTGGTGGCGACGATGGGGGCTGCGTAATTGGCGTTCATTTTTATTTCCTTTATTGAAGTGGAGAAATAATAGTATCACGTTTTTATTTTATGTGCTAAACTTTTTTACATGTTAGAACGTGACATCGAGAAGCACTTAGTACGCCGCGTTGCCGAGCATGGTGGCATTGCGTACAAGTTTGTATCGCCGGGGCGAGTAGGTGTAGCTGACCGCATCGTAGTGTTGCCCGGTGGTGTGGTGTGGTTTGTAGAATTGAAAAGTGTAAGGGGGCGCTTATCACCTTTGCAGCAGGTGTTCGCGGCTGACATGGCGCGGATGGGGATGAACTACATTGTACTCAGATCAAAAGGTGAAGTAGATGGATTCATTGCACAAACAAGTTGATGGCAATCATTATAAAGACATGGCGATCCAGCCAGTGGAGTACATCCACGCCAACGGCATCGGTTACTTCGAGGGCAATGTCATCAAGTACGTCAGCCGCTGGCGCAAGAAGAACGGCGTGGCCGATCTGGAGAAGGCCAAGCACTACATCGAGCTGCTGATCGAGCTGGAGACGCGCCGTGCAGCTCCGTAACTACCAAGAGACAGCGGCGGACTTCCTGTACGAGCGCGACCGGGCGATGATCCTGGCACCCGTTGGCGCTGGCAAGACCGCCATCACGCTGACCGCCATGCGTGACATGCTGGCAGCGGGCGAGGTGCAGCGGTTCCTCGTCGTTGCGCCTAAGCGCGTCGCGGAGCATGTCTGGCCTGTGGAGGCCAAGCTGTGGGCACCGGGGCTGACCCTGGCCGTGGCCCTCGGCACCGCTACGCAGCGCGTCAAGGCGCTGCACGCCAACGTCCAGGTGGTGGTCACGACCTACGACAACCTGCAATGGCTGGCGGAGCAGCAGCTACGCTTTGACGGTGTGGTGTTCGACGAGCTGACGCGGCTCAAGAACCCGTCCGGCAAGCGGTTCAAGGCGTTGCTCAAGGTGCTCGACGCCATGCCGATCCGCTGGGGTCTGACCGGCAGCTTTACCAGCAACGGGCTAGAGGACGTGTTTGGCCAGTGCAAGGTGATCGACCAGACGTTGCTGGGCCGGGCCAAGGGTGCTTTCTTGCAGCAGTACTTCTACTGCATCAACCGCGACTTCGGCGACTGGGCACCGGCCACCGGTGCGCTGGCGCAGGTAATGGAGAAGATCAAGCCCGCTACGTTCGTGCTGGACGCGGGCGAGTACGCCGACAAGCTGCCGCCGCTGCACACGGTCGTCATGCGCTGCGACCTCGGCGACCGTGCGCCCTACGACGAGATGAAGAAAACTTTTGTTGCGCAGTTCCCACACGCCCAGGCGGTGGCGATGAACGCAGCGGTGGTGACGGGCAAGCTGCAACAGATGGCGTCCGGGTTTGTCTACAGCGACGCGGGCGCGGTGTTCTTCGACGACGCCAAGTTCGAGCTGCTCGACGACCTGCTGGCCGAGAACCAGCACGCCAACACGATCATCGCGTACCAGTACAAGGCGGAGCTGGAGGAGTTGCAGCGCCGCTACCCCTACGCTTGCACGCTCGACGCGCCGAACGCCATCGACCGTTGGAACGCGGGCAAGATCGAGCTGCTGCTGGTGCACCCTAAGTCAGCCGGCCACGGGCTTAACTTGCAGCACGGCGGCTGTCACATCGTGTTCTTGGCGCTGCCGTGGTCGTTGGAGCTGTTCGAGCAGACTATCGGGCGGCTGCACCGCAGCGGTCAGAAGCACGCGGTGTGGTGCTACGTCCTGCTAGCCAACGATACGGTGGACGAGAAGATATACAAGGCGTTGCACGACAAGAAATCATTATCACAACTAGCTATGGAGGCGTTGGCATGAACCGTATCGACACACTGAAAGAGAAGCTGCGCGCGGCGCGGTCCGAGTTGAAGATCAGGCAGCGGCAGTTCCAAGCCGCATGTCGTTGTCTGGACCGGGTACTTAAGAACATCGACAACTTGGAGAAGAAACTTGCAACCACTAACCTGGCGTGAGAAGCGCGACGCACTACGGACCAAGCAGTTGACTTGGCGTGAGCTGAACCATGTACTGGCGACCAAGACTGAGCGCGAAGTACAGGCGATGCTGGACGTTGAGATCGCCGGCCCACGCCGCGTCGTGGTCCTCGAACGGTTGCACCAGCGGTACAACACCCTGCGCGTCACGCGGGAGCGGCTTGAACTTTTACGGAGATGAAATGAGCTTAACTACACGAGCAAGACAGTTGTACAAAGACCGCCTCAACGGAGCCAAGTGGGTGCTGGCGGTACGGTACATGCGCCGGCGCGGCATCTGGGTGCTTGAGAACGGTATGCGTCCGAACTGGGGGAACAAATGACACCCGAAGAAGCGGCAAAGTACATGCTGGTCGCGTGGAAAAAGGACTGGAGCATGGGTTTGTATTTACAAACAATTACGGGCGTAGAGACAAAGCCGCCTTGGGAGTTTGACGAAATATTGAAACCGTTTCCCTGGATGCCATTGAAGTATTTTTGGAGATCAACAGTTCGACGATTCATGGCTGACAATTACCCGGCATTCAACGATTTGCTGTGGGCGGCAAAGGACAACGAGGCGTTGTTTAAGTTAGCTCCGGTGCTCATGCTGCTGCGTGATGCCGATTGGGATAACCGGGGAA